ACCACTGGTATACCACTCATACGCATTCTCTAATGCCGCAGGGGACATCGCATCTTGTTCAGAATGGGGGTCATCAATAATCATTAAATCCGCACCACGGCCTGTAATCGCTCCTCCTACACCAGCCGCAAAATATTCACCGCCAGCATGGGTCTCCCATCTGCCAGCCGCACTACTATCCTGCCGTAATTTTACATCTGGAAAGACCAGAGAGTAATCAGTACTATTCATAAGGTTACGCACCTTTCGGCCAAACCTCACCGCTAACTCACCTGTATGCGTTGCTTGAATAATCTTTAACTTAGGGTTCAATCCCATTAAATAACTCGGCAATAAATAACTAGCATACTCCGACTTTGTATGTCGCGGTGGCATATTCACAATCAACCGCTTAATACTACCATCAGCTAAACCATTAAATTTCTGAGCCATTATCTTATGGTGTCGTCCCTCAATAAACTCAGGCCATACTGTCTTGCAGTAGGACATAAAATCCTTCCTAGCGAGATCACTGGAGATATGCTGCTTACTCTTTTCAAGCAACCGAGCATACTGCTTCAATACTTCTTCAGGGACAGTCATTGGGGCATTTGTCATAATAATCTAATAATATAAAAATTTTCTTAGCGCAAGACTCTCCGATCATTGTTTCAAAAAAGGGGGTAGGGGTACGTCGTATAATTTTCAGAGTGCTAACGATTTGGACAGAACCGTGTACTACGCCTTGCTTGTACACGTTCGTCACGCTCTAGGGGGGTTGCCCTGTTGCAAAAGTGCAACACTGTGGCAAAGGTGTAGCGGGGTACCTTTGGCACCCCGCTACTAGGGGTTAGCTTGCCGCCAACACTAGCTTGCCAAAGGCCATGCCGTAGGTATTAGCCGTTTGGCTACTAAGGTTAAACCCGCCATTTAGTATTGCCGCTACAGCGTTTTGGTTAGTATGTGCGCTGTTTACGTTAGCAAACACACTAGCCGCCCAATGGCTATGCGCGGCTTGTATTGCCGCCAATGGCACACTAGCCAGCTTGCTAGGTAGCTTGGTGCTAATGCCAGCAACATTAAAGCACTTAACACCGTTAACGGTATGTTGCGGCACACCGTTTACACATGCCCATAAAATAAGGCCGCGTGCGCTAACTTTGCCAGCTTTATTTGGTTGCATGGCGCGCCACATAGCACCGCCACCAAACAATGTGCCATTGGCTAAGGCGTTTGGTGTTAGCTGTAAAGCCACGTTGCCCATGCCATTAGCGTTAATAAAAGCAACCATTGCCGCAACATTAATGTTGCTTGTTGCACCGTTTGCACCGTTAAAAGCTTGTGCCGCTTGTGTTGTAGTTTTAACCATTGGTAAACCCCTATTTGGTTAACACCAGCACCCTATGCGCTGGCTATACCTATTATATACACTAGGTATTAACATAGTGTAAACCCCTAAAATGCAATTAATGCAAATAAAACGCATAACGCGCCAATTATTGCCATTANCATTTGTGCCGCCATGCGCCTATGTAGCCAGTAGCAAAACAAGCAAACCCCATAGCAAATAAAAAACCGCTTATATAATGGTGCATTGGTGGCAAGTTAAAACCACCTAAACTGCCAAACATTAGCGTTATGCCAGCAAGCATAAAGTAAAAGTAAGTAAGTATAATAAACATTGTTAAACCCCTATTGGTTAATTGCGTTATGTAAACACCTAAACAACAAAACACCGTCCGGCAATAGCAATATTAAAAAACATTGTCTGGGCGTCCAGGCCGGAAGTCTGGAGAGTTACGTGTGATATACTCTCATCACATCATAAATGAATGGATGAACGGTCAATCCATCCATCCATCCATCCATCCATCCGCTACAAACAAAAAGGTAGGGCAACCGAAGTCACCCTACCGTGGTGGTTAACCTATTTCATGGTACGTCCAATTACCAATAGCCATATGCGGCATGAGGTCTGGCTCGTCGCAACTGCTCCATGCCCAACTATCATTAGGCCGCTCCTCAAATTGGCTCCAACCTCCACGGTCGTCATACCAATAAATTATGCAGTCTTGGTTGCTCCAACTTGGCGCATCGTCCTCGTCAAAGAGCTCCTTATCACTTTGGTAGTTAATGTACACATTACGATAGAACCGTAACCCTACAATAAGGTTACCGACCTCTTGTATGCTGGCAGTATGGCCTACCGCCAACTTTGTCGTGAAACTATTATGATGATCAACGATGTATAACATTGTTGCCTCCGTTGTTTGTAGCTGCTGGCAGTATTGCCAACCCCTTTATACTAATGGGTGAGGCGCAAAGAGGGTGGGTTTTATAGTCCTATTGTGTCGGCTGAAGTCCCATGAGTTCTGGAGATATCTTAAATGATGTAGTGTGAGTGTATATGACTGTACATATACACATAGAGATTCATCTCCATCCATCCGTTTCCATCCATCCATCCATCCAAAAAAGAATGGGCGACCATCGGCCGCCCATCCAAGGATGATTAAGCTGGGATAACGAACAGCTCAACGAAGTTCTTGCCCCATGTGGCTTTTGCTGATGGTGACTGTCCACCATTAAGCGCGTCCAATAAAGCATGGAACTTTCTTGCCTTGATGGATTTGTGGGCTAAGTCTACATCAGTCAAGGTAATTACCTGACCGCCGTGGCTGTCGGAGTTGATCAACTGCCAGACCACCTTGCCACGAAGGGCGAGGTTGGGATTGCCTGAATCGTCAAACAATGTTTTTGCCTTTTCAAAAGGAAAAGGATTAGCCGTACCTAATACATCTACAGTAGGACGAACACCTACATTGTTTGGATTGCCGCCAGCATGCTCTTGGACAAAGTTAAAAATGTCCTGAGCGGTGACGCCAGCTTTGCGCTGGTCCTCTGGGAGGGAGTTGATACCTGCAAAAGTGATTTCTGCAACGGCGACTTTTTTAGCTGATTTAGCCATGATAAGTTCCTTTCTACGAACTTGAGTTAGTAGCAACCCTGCTACACATATAGAGTAGCAAATTGACCTTCCTATGTAAACCCCTATTTACTCATAATGAACAAAAAAGATACGAGCAGCTCGACACCTGATGTCATGTGAATTCACAGGATATCACCGGACCTCTCACCCTGGATCGTCTTTCATCATCAGTCGTCGCAAAACCTCTGCCCATCCATCATGATCCATCGGCCAATCCATCCATCCATCATAGACAGCCGGACCATCCTCCATCAATCTCTGTGCAAGGTGGGTTCCATCCATAAATAATAAGCGGGAGGAGGAGGGATGATGAACCAAGTTCCAAACGCATCCACCAACTCTTGTTCTTGAGGTCTGCCATGCTATTTGATGAGGACGCCACTTAGGAAACTTCTTGTCAGACTTTGTCGCAAGAACCTTTAGCTCTACCCAGAAGTCATGCCCATTCAAGCAACCGTTGAGGTCAGGCACTCCTGGACTAGCCCATGACTCTACCCTAGTCCAATGCACACCTGTCGGTGCTGTTCCTTCGCGTAGCTTGTTCCAAAGTTTTGACTCAGGTTTTTTCTGCGGCATTCGGTAAGACCTCCAGATTATCCATGTCTATCACAGGGCTGGTCGCGTCTACCAAAGCAGGGAACTCTTCTTGTATGCGGCGTATCTCATTCATTACTTCGTCTTTACTCATTTGGTCTATCTTTCCAGTGAGTATCTCTTTGCGGTCAATGTACAGACCAGCCGCTTGGCCTCTTGATTTTTCAGCAGATACAGCCGCCGCATAGTTTCCGTTATTCATTGCGGCATCTCTCAACTGCGCTAACTTCTGCACATGGTTTTCAAAAGTGACTTCAAACTTATGTTGTAACTCTTGCTTAATCTCTCGCACACGATCTAACACTTGTGGATAGTTGCGTCCGTTGAGCATATGGCTGGCGATAGAGTGTGCATTGGATTCAGCGTACCCTGCCCTGAGTGCTGCTTCTGTCTGCGTAACCTCTTCGGTAGCATAAATCATTGCAAACTTTTCCTGCATGGGTGTCAGCCCTTTTTCCACCCGAGGATTAGCCACAACGTCCAGACTTTTCTTATGTGTAACCTTCGCCTTTGCCATGAGAATACAATACTTTTCTATAATAGGAAGGTAAACAGAAATCGAGTCATTTCTAAAACCGAACGGTTGAGACTCGCGTGGGGGATCAAAGATAACCCTACGATATATGATTTTGATTCATAAACCTTTGATATGATTGTATAGCCAGATATCGTATATTCTTATATCCGATCTATCACTTCGCTTAAATATCTCATTCGTTACTATTAGTAAGAGTGACCACAATATCAGAGAGCCACGGTTATTGGACCGTGACCCTTGTATGTTTTAGATTAGTATAAGAACTAAGATTAGAGGTAGCATATCCCAGAGTAGATCCATTGTAACCTCCTGTTAAGATTCAGTAAGCAACTGCCTACCCTTATATAATAAAGCGTGATGCCACATGAAGTAGTATTAAATACTCCATGTGACTATTTTGTTTTAGCGGAATATCCACAGAAATATGAGCACAGATATCGCACCTAAAAGGCTAAGTAGTATCATGTTTCTCTCAATACACGTTGTTGGCGAAACCATTGGTGAGTAGCCCCACCCTCTTGTGGATAACGGTGCTCAATATAAAGCCATTTATCTGTTACAACTTGCAGATAACTGTAATACTCAAGCCCTCGCTCTACTTCACAAGTACCTGTGGGGTCTTCACAAAGATGCCCTATTTGTTGCTCTAACAAACAATTTTCATATTGCACAATTTCTTCAGGGGATTGTGTGGCACAATCAGTATACCATACCTGATGGGTACTATCATCACTGACTACATTTTGCCAAGTATTATTAGACATTGCTGCCTCCTTTTGTTGATGTAGCCCTTATTAGCTACCCCTATATAATAAGGTGTGATAGGTTAAGAGGTTGTTTTATTTACTCATTAAGACAAAAAAGGTGGTCACCGAAATGACCACCAGTTAAGGGAGAGATGATGTAAGAGTCATGCTTACACCATCATAATAAATCATTCTTGTACTGACTGAAAAGCAGAATCTGTAATATTCCGCGACCGCTCGGCAGTTGCTCCATCAATCCATAATTCAATCTCATCCGGATCCATCAATCCAGATTTAGCTAATTCAGTCGCACATTGTCGGGAATCAATCTTTCCCTGTAGGAAACTATCTTGAACTTCTTCCATACAATCCATCGCCCATGCTTTGACTTTACCCATGTTTTTTCTCCCATCGTATTTCCCGCTCAGCTACATCTTCAGCGGTTGATATTGCACCAGCCATAGCCATCCATCCATCATTATTGTATTTATTCTTATCAGAACTAGAATCATGGCAAATAGTATATAGCTCAGTTAGCTTTTCAAGCACCTGTTGCTTAGTCATCTTTTTTATACTCCT